TAAGTAGCAACTCCAGTCGAGTTGTGCTGTACCCAAGAAGTGGATCCAGTTTTTGCCCTTCAGCAAACCATCTTCACGCAAGGTCATTAGACGCTTGAGTGTAATATCCATTTTACACATATTGGCACCACCAAAGGCCCAACCTTCTGCTTCACGACCTGCATACTTGCCGGCTGGATCGCTGAATTCTTTTACACCATTATACCACTTCTCGGCAGTTTCCCAATCACTGCCTTGTAGTACGTTGAGCCATTTAGTTTGACCTAATCTGTTCATTAGGAAGTAATCATTGTTATAACGTGTCTTATCTAGACAGTCTTCAAATGTTTTCAATCCTGTTTTAGGACTGTGAATATGATCACATGCCCATGTCGGAACGTCTAGCATCATTGACCAATCGGCGGTTACTTCCAACCACTCAAGAATCTTTTGACGAGTCTTAGTAGCTTCCTTACCTTCAAAGTCTAACCAATCAAATTTAAGAACACCCTTACCAATCTGGTATCCACCTGAGTCACCTAAGATCATAGTGTTGTTACGATCACGTTGTTGGATCATAGATTCTTGTGTAAGACTCTTTTGTAGATCTAACTGTGCGTGACCTGCAGAGTACAGGCCATATTTGTATGTAAAATATCCTTGTTCGGGATTAAGGAAATTCATACCTTCAATACCACGATCAAATCCTGCAGGGATACGGTCTTTAGATACAAATTCTTCTAGGCGTTGTTTAGCAACATAGGTGCTGTAGAAAGAGCTAATAGCTGGCAAATATACAGCATAGTCTTTCTGCAATGGGGTTAGGTTAACTTGTTGTTTGGTCATGTTCTTTACTTAATATTATTATAGCATCTAATTGTGTTTTTGCCTTCTTCAAATTGTCCAAAGCAAGATTAATAGCGGGATGTTCCTTGGCCAACGATTCGAGTTGAATTTCTTCGTCTCGTTTTTTTCGAGCCCAGTCTAGCAATGATTCTGCTTCGTGTGTTAGGCCTACATTTGCATAACCTGTAGAAAGCTGTTGCCAATTTTGTCCGTCATATACTTCTACGTTATGCATATTAGTATTATAACGGACCGTCCCCGCAGATTGTCCGCCTGGCGGAATATACGGGGTTATTGGACTACCTCCAGATACCTGGAAGTATCGGCCTGACTGAGTTATTCCCTTTATCATGCCTGTGCTGGAATAATATATTTGTAAACTGCTAGACCGCTGTCTAAGGTAATCTGCATAGCACCTTCATTACTGAAGCTCATAACAGTATTGTTTACGTCTGCGGCTTTAAGGATACTTAAAACTGGATTAACTGGCCATGTCCAGCCTTTGGTCAACTTACCTGTAACACCTGTGGCAAAAACAAATTCACCACCGTGACTGCTCATATCACCGAAGATAAATTTTAATTGATCGCCATCAGTTTTTGCCAAGAATGTAGTATGCTCTGTATTAGCACCTGCTTGGAAGTTAAAACGTTGAATGGCATTCAATGCTGGAGTAACATCTACATCCCACTTAACACCACGGAACTTAATAGTTTTCAATTTTTCATTGATAATATCTTGATTCATAAAACGGTAGTCGTTTTTAAAGTCACCGTCTTTGTTTTCAAAATGGAGACCTACTGGAATGCTTTCACCATTTCTGTCTCCCATGGTTACTTCAATTTTGGCATCTTCTTGATATTCTTTACCATCTAACAGATAGCGTAGTTTTTCTAGTTGAGGCATACCAAATGTTCCAACCATGTCTGGATATGGATTAGTAGTTTCGCCGTACATAATAACAGTACGATCATCGGCCATTGAATCAATCAATGTCTTATCTTCAGTACCGGTTACTTTAACAATGTTAAGAAAACCGAGCTTGTTTGTGTGTGCGACGATATCGCTAAGAATGTCTTTCATAATAAATCTCCTTCTTTAATTTTATTTAGACCTAGGGTATTTGTCAATGATTATTTTATTCAAAACTAAACAAATTAACAAATGTACTACTTTGAGTTGTGGAATCTAGATCCCATTCTAGAACTCCAATTAGGTTATCAAGTTTGTTATTGATAATAGTGGATTCCATTTCTGCATGATCAAATGGCAGTTCTTGGAACCACTTGGGTAAACGTAGTTCATCTACTGGGTATGCAATACTTGTATAACCTAGAGGATTGGCTTTTACCTTACAGACAATGACCTTCATACCGTCAACAATTTGCTGACTGTATTTGTCACCGTTCATTCTTTTGAGCGTATTCCAATTAATACTTGCTCTAACGTGTCCGGGCATATTAGCTTTACCAGCTTTGGCTTCTTTAGCTTGATATTCCGTTATATTGTTAGCACGTTTTGGACTACCTTTCTCCCATCCGGGTCGAGCCTTGAACTCTGTACGGAACTCACTGATCATTTCCAGAATTTCTTTTTCTTCAGAACCGTTAAGAACTTTGGTAAGAACTTCTTCTAGAAACTTTTGCATGAATTCAGGAGTATCACTGCGCTTCAAATCCAAGCCCATGGCCTTGATCTTACCCGGCTTGCCTTCTACGTCAAGTCGTTTGCCTTCTTTGTCATAATACAGTACAGCATAGCGTTTTTTGGTAATGAACAGGCCTTTGATAGCAACAATCTCGCGACCAGCTTTAATAACCTCTCCTCTACTTTTCGGGCAATGGAAGGCATCTAACATAAACTGAGGAAATGTACTATTAACTTCTTCAGCTACATTATCATACAATTGAACAACGGTATCTTTGTCCCAAGGTATTTCTTTCTTATCTATTTCTTTTCGAAGAGAACTATAAGCACTGAAGTAAGCAGAGTCTGTATCACCGTAGATAATACTCTTACCAACGTGATTATATTCTCCGGTGATCACTTCATTGATCTTACCAGCCATGTGTCGAGCAATACTTCGTCCAGTTAGTGTGGTACTTTGACCAATTCGATTATCAAAGAATCTACAACCTGCATTGAGAATAGCACCATACAAGCTGTTAAGATTAATCTTCTTAACGAGTTGTCGTTTATCCCAGTATTCTTCTTCAATCTTGTTTTCTGCCTTAATAGCATCCTTTAGCTTGGCCTGCAGTTCTTTACGTTCTGCATACCAACGTTTTAACAGTCCGGGAATAATACCTTCAAACTCATAGGTAAAGATTGTACCGTTGGCACTGAGCATCCAGGGCTTGTTGCTTTCATATATAAGTTCATATATTTGTGCCCCGCTCATTATACTGGTCTCACCGTTTTCCCAATCAATAATAATGTCATTGGCACGATCTTGACTCATAACAAATTCATACTCATTGGCACCAAACTTGCCCTCCCATGCCGCGGCAAAGCTATTACCCTTGGCAATCTTAGCATCTATTTCTGCCTGTGTATATGTTTGGCGCAACTGTCCTATGATTGTTTCTGGTCCCATGTTCAATGCTCGAATCACAGAAGGATACAAGCTGTTAATATCCATTGAACCAATCCAGTCGTGTAAGCCTTTCTTGGGATAGGCAACATAAGCACCTGCGGCTTGATTATTAGCATCCTCATCACGCTTGGGACGACTTGGAACAATAAGTCCTCTGTGGTGTGCCTCATTTACAATGGCCTGTTCTGTAACAGCAACAGCACCCATTGTAGTCTGTAGCAACACAGTATTCTCGTGTGCAATGGTATTGGCTAGATCTAAGAATTTAAGTTTCTTATCGAGTTTGTCCAACAAAGCACAGTCTTGTCTGTTGTATTCAATAAACTTTCGGAAGTCATTGTTGTACAGTTGATCTAATGTGCCTTCATAGACTGTCTTACTTTCGCCTACTTCCATCTCTCCGATAGCATCCAATCGGTAAGTGTGTCGTTCTTCATATGTGTATTTGCGGTACAGCTCGAGACTATCCAGATGAACACGACCAATAAGATCATAAGTAACGGCGTCCTTTCCATATTTTTCATACTCTCGTTTTTTAGGTAGTTGATCCCACAAACATAATCTGCGAGTATCTTCTTTGCTCAGTGTTTTAATGATACGATTAACAGTATAAGGCATATCGAAGCCTTCGCTGTTCCAACCGCTTAATACATCAGCTTCTTCGATTAAATTTAGAAATGTATCTAACATCTCTGCTTCTGTTTCGAACAAAATTGTATTAGGGAATTCTTTGACCTGTTCCTCAGCCTGTGCCATTGTCAGCGTCTTGGGTGGTACCGCAAGACATACTAATGTGTCTAACCATTGTAGGTGGACAGCGATAGCAGTAATTGGCATGAACGCATCTTCTGGACTTGCGTAGCCACGTTCTGGATCGAAGTCCACCTCAATATCCCAAAACGCTACATTAAGTTTTGGCGCATCTTTGCCTAGATAGTTTTCTTCTAAACAACGGAATATTGGATTAATGTCACTCTCGTATAACTTGTGACCACTGTGAATTTTCTGTTCTTTGATAAATTCTTTCCAGTTACGAGCAGTAACTTTTGAAAGACTTTCTCCGTGAATGGATTTATACTTGCCCCGTTGATCGGGGTAATAGAACATATACTTGGCAGGATAATCTTGATAGATTCTGCCTTTTTTAGGATCTCGTTCGACGACGCGAACAATATCTTTTTCGCGATCCCAGATCGCATCTACATAACTCATTAAATTTTCCTTATACCGCTTATGGCCGGCAACCTTCTCTATGATCAATTATGGCTGATCGAGCCTTACTCATAAAATATTTAGCATCCTAATTAGCCCTACGCTATCTATTGTGGTCAGCAAAAGATAGTTAGCCAACATGCCAAAAGATTTCCTAGTCCAAGCAGCCCAAGCGTACATAGCACAGCCAAGAATCCAAATAGGATAAAGAGTAAGAAGCGGTGGATTGGGGACTGTGAGCGCCATAACAATACTGCAACCAATACTAATAGCCCAAGCAAGAAGCTCAATAACAAAGCGAACTCTGTTAGATTTAAAGTCATCTCGTATCCAATCTATTGTTGGCTTGAAGATTGTATCAATCATTGATCATCTCTGCGGTGCGAGTGTCCGCTGATATCAACGATAGTTTCTAAATCGTCAAATTCTTTCCAAACAGCGTCCCACTGATCTTTCATTGAAATTTTAATTGCTTTTCGAATGACACTGGGTTTAACTTCCAATTCTTCTGCCACTGCTTTGATTGTTTCGTTAAGGCCTTCTGTGAGATCTTGGATCTCTTGCATGACTGTCATGCCTTCTGCTACGATTTGTTTAATTTTGGCCTGTTCTGGCGCACCAAATGCTTTGCCCATAGATGTCTCCTATAATTAACAAGTATAATGGATTTCAGTGGGCAGGTCAACCTATTTAATGCCGATTTTCATAAATTGTTTATATTCAACTTCTGGATCTTTTAAACTAAGTTGATCTAAGTATAGGGTTTTAGATAATGGATAATTGCGATCAAACTCTTTGAGAGTTAATGTAGTTCTTAAAGTTTTGCGACCTTGTAGAGCAACTAATGTGCCTTGGGGAATATTTTCCAGCCAAGTATTATCTTTTATCTCGGAGGTTGACGTGTTTATTACTAGACCTTGTTTGCCCAATCGACGATAATCTAATTTATTAGCATCTTGATGCATACTGACAACATTATCGAATTGAGATAACAGCTTTTTGGAAAAATTTAAGTAATCTTTGTTGATGTCTACATTTATTATTTGGTCGGCTTTGATTCCGCAAATATTTAATATGTATGACAAGTTTCCGTACCAAGATCCTAGAATATAGATAGAATCAAATTGATCAAATCCCAGTTCTTTGAGTACAGCACATAACCAACCTTTTCCAACTAGCAGGTCCGGGCTAATACTACCGTGAGCTGTCAGTGGACTAGCTTCGGTTAAGTCGCTGGCCTTCATAGGTTTAATTTTGTCTTGTGATAGTCTCTGCCAATTTAGCAGCCAATGATTCCATATAAGCGTCAGGCTCCGATACACCTTCGGTCAAGTCATCCGCAGTAAAGCCAATATAAGTATCACCGTTTTCATCACCTGATTGTACAACAAAGGCGCCACCTTCTTCGGATTCTAACTCGCCAATTTCCCAGCCCATGCGGTCTAGAGTTTGCTCAACTTGTTGTTGTGTAATATCATCACCGTTGTACCACATGCGAGCAAACTTGAGCAATGTATCTTCCTCACCACCGTCACCGTTGTCAGGGGCAAATTCATTTAAGCCTTCGTCTACTAGAGAAATCATAGCATTGGAAAGATCAACACCTGCGGCAGCTTGTTGTTTACCAAATTTAATTAAGTTGCTACGACCCATAATTGGTTGAGGATTTAATGGCTTACCGTCGATAGTAAGATTGTACATTCTAAATTCTCTAGGATCTTGTTGTACATCTAGATCATGACGCTCGTCATCTCTTGGTCCGCTGCGAAATCCTGTGGTGTTGGCGTGATAGTTAGTACGTGCTTCTTCCATGTCTACTTGTGGATCATTGCCCATCTCTTTCTGACTCTGCAGATAATCCCAAACGCTGACCAACATCATTTCTGCTTTGGCAATTTTTTCTTGAGCCCACTCTGGTAGGTTATCTCTGTCTTTGATAGTATCTAATAACCCTTGAACTGCTCTTGCAGTGGTAAGCAAATTGCTCTGCGCCATGCCTGCTTCATCATCGTACTCACCGTTGAAGCCTTCTGCAAAAGGTTTCTTATGCTTTGTATCACCTTGTTTAGCAGCCTTCTTCTTGTCCTTGTGCTGACCAGCGCCACCCATCTTAGCGTTCTTAGCTACAAAGTTACGTGGCTTTGGCGGTTCTGTTCTGCTCTGCAATTCACCGATTGGTTTTTCAACAGTGGCTATACTGGTCGAACCTGTTACTCCAGCATCGGAGAATTCTAATACAAATCTTGTTTCTCCGTTTGATTTTATTTTTTTAAATTCTTCAATCATTTTTTATTCCAGTTATTAACGGGGCTTACGGTGTTAGTACTGTCTAATTCTCTGCTTTCTAAATCACCTTTATTGATATCTTCGTAATCGGCACCGACTACTTTAAACGCTTGGTTAATCATATCTTGTTCTATTTGACTGTAAGGATGTATGGTTTTCTTTTTACCAAACCAAGTTTTGTAGTCTACATCAATGGGATCTTTGCCGTTAGCACATGCTAGAGCAAGACCTAGACGATATTGTGTGTAGTCGCTGTTGGCTCTTTCGCTGTCAGAGTATGTAAGAATTCCTCGACTAGCCTGTTGGGATCTTTTGGAAATCACACCCTGTGTTTTTTCTACGATGAAGTCTTTGGCTCTCATTATTCGCCCTTGGTACTGGCTCTTAGCATCCAACCGTGTTTGCGATGTGCATCCATGCGTTCGGCAATAAAATTACTAAAACCATGTTCACCTACAGCTTCGGAATTGTCGTAAACGTGTTTGAGTATAACACCCATTTTTTCGTTGTCTAACAGTAATTCTCTAACCATAGCATCCTTATCTAGCACACTGGTTTCATCTTCTATCTGGGACAGCATGTTGAATCTGCTATAGCTAGCAGGAACATACGTACCGAGACCGCGCATTTTTTCAGCAAAATCATCTATAGATCCGTAGACTTCTTCGTAAATTTTGCCGAACAACTCATGATATTCTAGAAAGTCTTTGCCTTCTACATTCCAATGAAAGTTGTGTGCTTTTAAATAAAAGCTGTATTCGCTGGCAAAAGCGATTTTAGCAGATTGATATAATTTATCCATGATACGTTATTTATTATTTTTACCAAACCAAAGTTTAAACCATTCATCTGTGCCTGGTTTAATGCCCTGCTCACGCTGTATTTGACCTTTATTACTGCCAACTACAGCGGGCGTTAATAAACTATTGTACTTTGACAATGCTTCCATACTGCCTAATCCGCCCATTGCTGCCGCAGGCATTAGATCGTGTATGGGATCAGAGGGATCTAAGTAGCAATCATCGTTGCTCTTAGGACTTAGATCAGCGCTTGTTATTCTGTATTGCTTCATTTACAACGATCTTATTAATTAAAGCATCCATGACGTTTTGAATATCTTCGCTGACTGGAATACATTTATCTTTGTAAGTGCCATCGGCTTTTTGAACTCGCCCTGCATATCGTTTACCTGGCCAGCAAGCCTTGCCGTCTACACCTTTGATCTTTTCTTCGGTCTCAATTTCTTCACCTGCGTGTTTGAAGTATTGTACTTGACGCTCACGCTTTTCAGCACCAGCACGAGTTGGATACTTGCCTAAGTTTTTATTACCGTGTTTGGATCTTAGTTCGTAGCCACCTTTGACTTTGACAATATGCTCTGTTGTATCTTTCTCATCCTTCTTTGGCTCCGGTGGTTTAGGAGGATTTAATAATTCTCGAGCACGTTGCTGACTAGCCGCAGTCTTGCCATAAGGGCTTTTCTTAAATGTAACTTCGTTGACTAATGGACCGCCTGTAACCCAAGCATCGCAGGTTCTGCGACTAGCACATTTAAATTTTAAGAATTTGCAGTAGCCTAGATCTCCTGCATCAATGGTACCTTCTGCGTCCGTAGGATTGTCACTGTCAATGCCTTGGGCAATGCAGTTCAATGTATCTTCTCTCTGATCAAAGGCCGCACAGTTACCGCAAAGGCTTTGTTTGGCTTCATCTACACTGTCTAGATTCCATTCATCTACTTTTTTCATCCAGAATGTATTGTTGGGCATATCTGGATTAAGTGGACCATATCCATATTCGTCAATGGCCTTTTGTCTATTTTTTAAGTTTAGTGCAATGTCTTGTGTTGCTGGTGGACATTCTGTCTTTTCTGAGCCTTCTGCCGCACCTTCACCACCACCGCCTTCTCCGGATTCATCGCCGCCATAATAGCTATAGCCAGGGAAGAAATAACCTCTCAATGATCTTGAAGATTTTTTCTTTCTCTTAGCCTCTGCCATACCTTGTTGACCGCGCTTCTGCAACTCTGCTTGAAGAGCCTGTAGCTTGTTAGGAGCACGGGCAATAGCATTACGTATGTCACCTTGTATTCTTTTTGGCAACTTGCTTAACACACTATTGACAATTTGATCAACCTGTACGTTTTGCTGTCCTATGACATTACTCTTTGGAGCCTTAACTGAAGCAGGTTCTTCATAATCGTCATCTGCTTCTAAGTTTGCAATGTATTCTTCGTAGGCTGCTTTATTTTGCATCCAACGATTGGCATTTTTTGTCAGTTGTGGTGCATCTAAGTGTTGACCTAACTTGGATAATATTCTTGGAAGATTGTTGGCAATGCTACCAAACGATCTTTTCATTTCTAATTCGCCATCAATTTCAACTCCACGTAGGAATTCTTGTAGTTCGACAGTTCTACGAGTGTTATATCTACATAGGTCATAGAGTTCGTTTTGTAGTCTACCTACGTACATATTTTGTACCCAACGTCCGCCTATGCCTGCGGCCACCATTCTAAATCCACGATCTAGTTCACCGTGATTGTCTACGTACTTCTTGGCTTGGAATTTCATTGCATCATAGACACTGGTAATTGGCTCACCGATGTCATTGATAACAGCTCTCAGTGTGCTTTCAATACTGGTGCCTTCCTCTAAAGTCTGCTCGACGTTTCCTCCACGTACATACGGAGTTAAATCTGTTAGGTCAATATTAAAAGATCTAGCATAACTATCTATCCAAACTTCAGCTTGGTCACCTTTAATTTCCCATATCTCGCCAACGCCTTTAATATTCCCTGCATTTACTTGAACTAAATCACCTACTTGTAATTTAGATCTTGTAAAACTTCCCCCAACATCAACGTGTGTATCACCTGCAAATCGGCCTTGTGGTCCCCATGGATCATCTACTTCACCGATCTTCTTGCAACTGTCATCTTCGCCACGCTTCTTTCCTGGCACCTTTCTAAAACCTGTCCAGCACTTATCATAGATTTTGTTGTTGCCATGAGCTTCACACATACCGCAATCTGGGCATACTGCTTCCATCTCAACGTCTTCATTGTGCTTTTTCTTACCGGCACAGTGAGCCTTCTGACTAAAGCCTTTTGGATGACTACAGTTGATACTGCTCTTATACTTCTGACTCCACTCTTCCGCCACACCTTGCTGACTACGTATATCTTTCAACTGTTGTTTTAGTCTATTCAACTCGCCTGTATTACTTTCAGTACCTGACAATTTACGATCATACATTATTTGTCGAATTCTAGTTAATATTTGTTTTTCTGTAGTATAATCACCTTCCGCCACAGCTTTAGCTTTCTTAGGCTTAGGAGCACTCATAGCAGTCATACGTTCTTTGGCCTTTGCCATTAGATCACGCACCTCATCATCACTGATCTGCGGATTCATAGCATCACGCCATACTTGGAATTGTTCTTCTTCACTCTTAGTAGGATCCATTAATACTGCTCTCATAGGAGTAGCACGTGGACCTTCTTCGC